CCGGGATATCCTTTGATGGATGTTGTTGACTTCGCCCGGCACGTGTACAAAAGATTACGAGAGCGCGAGCAAAGTGTTGCGGATGCTCTTGCAAGTGGTGCTGCCAAAGACTGGGAGCAGTACCAATCCTTGGTAGGTGAGATACGGGGCCTCACTTACGCACGGGAAGAGTTCAGAGCCCTGCTGGAGAAAAACGCAGACGATGTCGAAGACTTTATATCTTCCTGAACATCTCGCGCAGAAATTGAATACGGACCGAACGTCGTCAGACGTCCCGTCCAGTTCTTTGGACCGCGCGTATGTGGAACAAAAAGATCGGGTCCTGGACCCATCCCTCATTGAAAAACCGTTATTAGACCGCCTCCCGCAGCCAACTGGCTGGCGGGTTTTGGTCATGCCATACCAAGGGAAAGCTCAGACCACTGGTGGCCTGTACGTCCCGGACGAGGTTCGAGAACGCGAATCGGTGGCAACCACTGTGGCCTACGTGTTGAAGGTCGGGCCGCTGGCCTACAAAGACCCCAACAAGTTCGGCCCTGATCCCACGCCGTGGTGCGTGGAAGGGCAGTGGGTATGCATCGGCCGCTACTCCGGATCGAGGTTCAAGATCGACGGTGGAGAGGTCCGCATCATCAACGATGATGAGGTCATTTCCACGATCATTGAGCCAGACGACATCAAGCAGGTTTGAGGATAGACACATGACTGAGGAAAACCAAGAGATCGAGACCGAAGCTCTTGTACAAGATCCTGTACAAGAAGAGCGGATCGAAGCACCGAAGGCCGAGACTGGTTCTGAAGACGAGCTGGGCGACTACAGCAAAAACGTCCAGAGCCGGATCAAGCGCCTGACCGAAAAGTACCGCAAAGAAGAGCGGGACCGTGAAGAGGCTGTTCGCCTTTCTCAGCAGCTGCTGGAAGAGAACAAAAAGCTCAAGGGCCGCATGCAGCAGCTCGACACGGGCTATCTCTCTGAATACGGCACCCGCTTGCAGACGCAAACCGAAGCGGCAAAGCGTGCGTACAAGGAAGCCTATGAGGCGGGGGATCCCGATCGGATGTCCGATGCGCAGATGGCGATGTCAAATCTTGCCATCGAGCAGCAGCGTTACAACAACGCCAAAGCTCGGACGGAACAGGACCAGCGTTTGCAGGTTGAGCGCGAACAAGCGCCGCAACAGCAGGCTCCTGTTGCGCCGCCGCCTCAGCCCCAGCAGGCCAAGCCTGACCCCAAAGCTCAAGGCTGGGCGCAGAAAAATACGTGGTTTGGCGAGGATCGGGTCATGACGACCGCGGCATTTGCTGTCCACCAAGGACTTATCGAGGAAGAGGGGTTTGACCCAAACAGCGATGAGTACTATACTGAGCTTGACCGAAGAATGCGAAAAGAGTTTCCGCACAAGTTCCAAGGTCAAAAATCGGGTGGTGGAACGCAGGTCGCCTCTGCAGGTTCCTCCGCATCCCGCAGCACGAAACAGGGGCGCAGGACCGTGAAGCTCACGCCGTCGCAGGTTGCCATTGCGAAGAAATTGAACGTTCCTCTCGAGGAATATGCCAAGTACGTAAAGGATTGACCCATGACTAACCGAGCTCCTCGCGAAACCGAAACGCGTGAAACCACCACGCGCCGTAAACCTTGGGCACCGCCCAGCCGCCTTGATGCACCTAAGCCCCCAACCGGGTATGTGCATCGTTGGATTCGAGTCGCGATGCGCGGCGAAGAGGATAAGACCAACGTCTTTTCCAAGCTGCGCGAAGGATGGGAACCCGTCCGAGCGGACGAATACCCGGATTACCAAGCTCCCGTCATTGACGAGGGCAAGTATGCCGGGGTCATTGGACAAGGTGGTCTGATGCTGTGCCGTATCCCTGTCGAAACTGCTAACGAAAGATCCGCGTACTACGGGCTCCGGACCCGCGAACAGATGCAGGCTGTCGATCAGGACTTAATGAAGGACCAACACCCTTCGATGCCGATTCATGCGAACCGGCAAAGTCGTGTATCCTTCGGAGGTCGCGCTCGCGACTCCGAATAACCGCAACCAAAGGAGCTGACAAATGGCCAATATCAATGGCGCATTCGGTCTTCGTCCCATCGCAAAGATGGGTCAGTCGACCAACAGCACCGGTGCATCCGAGTACCGTATTGCCGCAGGCAACACGAACGCGATCTATCAGGGCTCCCCTGTTATCCCGCTGGCCGCAGGCGTCATTGACGTCGTCGGCGCTGCAGCTGGTGGCACGGTGGGTCTTCTTGGCGTGTTCTGGGGCTGTGAATACGTTTCCTCGACCACTGGTAAAAAAGTGTTCTCGAACTTCTGGCCCGGCTCGGGCGCAGACACGAACTTCCCTGTAAAGGCATTCGTCTACGACGATCCCGCGCAGTTGTTCGTGATTGCGACTTCGAACGTCGTGGCTGCCGCCAATACTGAGGCGGAAGTACGTGCAGCTGTGTTTGCAAACGCAAACCTTGCACTTGCCACTTCGGGTTCGAGCACCACTGGTATCTCGTCGGGAACTCTCGACCTGAATACCATCGCCACCACTAACACGCTGAATCTGCGTATCATGGGTATCCAAGACGATCCCGAGAACGCCGACTTCACTGTTGCTGGCATCCCCGTAATCGTCCGCCTGAACAACCACTTCAATTCGCCAAACGGCGCAATTGCTGGTGGCACTGTTTCGACGACCGGCGTCTAAGGAGGGCTGAAATATGGCTATCTCTCGCGCACAACTTGCGAAAGAACTGGAGCCGGGTCTTAACGCCCTCTTCGGGATGGAGTATGCTCGGTACGACAACCAGCATGCTGAAATCTACACCACTGAGTCCTCGGATCGTGCATTCGAGGAAGAGGTTATGCTGTCGGGCTTCGGCGCGGCACCGACTAAGTCGGAAGGTTCCGCCATCAACTTTGATGACGCGAACGAAGCATACACCGCTCGGTACAACCACGAGACCATCGCGCTGGCCTTCTCGATCACCGAGGAAGCCATTGAGGACAACCTGTACGACCGCCTCGGCAGCCGTTACACACGTGCCCTCGCCCGCTCGATGGCTCACACCAAGCAGGTCAAATCTGCTGCCGTTCTCAACAACGCCTTCACCGGCGGTGCTGCGGCTGGTGGCGACGGTAAGGCTCTGTGCGCAACGGATCACCCGCTGACCAGCGGTGGCTCGTTTGCTAACAAGCCGTCGACCGACGCAGACCTGAACGAAACCTCGCTGGAAGACGCCCTGATCAATATCGCAGGGTTTGTTGACGAGCGCGGTCTGAAGGTCGCCCTCCGTGGGATGAAGCTCATCGTTCCGCGCCAGCTGCAGTTTGTGGCTGAGCGTTTGATGGTTTCCAACCTACGCGTTGGCACTGCAGACAACGACGTCAACGCGATCCGCTCGATGGGCATGCTGCCTGATGGGTACACAGTCAACGACTTCCTGACTGACCCTGATGCATACTTCATCAAGACGGACGCTCCCCGCGGCTTCATCCACTTCGAGCGCACCCCGCTCTCGACGAACATGGAGCCGGATTTCGACACCGGGAACATGCGTTTTAAAGCGCGAGAAAGGTTCTCTTTCGGGTTTTCTGACGCTCGCGCAGTGTTTGGTTCTGCAGGCGCAGCCTGATCGAACTAAAGCAGTCGGATTGGGGCGATCTTCGGATCGCCCCTTTCTTTTTGTGCATAGCTGATGTATCTTTTGCGCATCCCTGACAGTCGCATGGTGCGGCTGACATTAGCCACGACAGGAGATCCCAATGGCTACGACTTCGTTTTCTGGTCCGGTACGTTCGCAGAACGGCTTTCAGTCGATCACCAAGGACGCAACCACCGGCGCAATTACCACCAACTCTACTTACGGCACCAACGCTACAGTCACCGGCACTCTGTCCGTGACCGGCGCGGCAACGCTGTCGAGCACCGCAAACGTCATCGTGATCCCCACTTCTGATCCAGCGGTTGCTGGTGCGATCTGGAACGACGGCGGCACCCTGTCCGTATCTGCAGGCTAAGGGCTAGGAGTACGCTATGTCTATGTCTGACATCAGAGCAAAGCGGGTTACAACGACTGGTGCTCTTGGCATCGGCCGCTCTCGTATCCGCCAGCTACAGGTGACCGTCTCCAATGTGGGGCCGGGCCGCCTGACGATCACTGACGGATCCGGAGGTTCGACGATCTTGGATTTGGACTTCAAGGCCGACGACACACACTCTGTGAACATTCCGTCGCAGGGTGTTCTGTCTGTCAACGACCCGGTCATCTCCACCGCGACGAACGTCACTGCTGTAACTGTCTTTTTTGCTTGAGGTGAGTGATGGCGATCTCCGACATCAGATCGTTGTCGCTCGCACGCGAGGGTCGAAGTAATGGCGAAGTCTCCAGCGTGGCAGCGAAAAGAGGGAAAGGACCCGTCTGGCGGCCTCAACGCCAAGGGCCGGGCTTCCGCCAAAAAGCAAGGCATGAACCTCAAACCACCCGCGCCGAACCCAAAGAACAAGAAGGACGCCGGCCGGAAAAAGAGTTTCTGTGCCAGGATGGGTGGAATGCCCGGTCCGATGAAGGATGACAAGGGAAAGCCGACACGTAAGGCGCTATCGTTGAAGAAGTGGAACTGCTGATGGGAAGCGTACAACTCACGCATGAAGAGCTCGAAGCGATGCTGGACCGTGCTGCCAAGCGAGGTGCGAGGGCCGCGCTGCAAGAGCTTGGTCTCCACGACGAGAACGCCCCGCGGGATCTTGACGAGCTGCGCGGACTGTTGGCTGCTTGGCGGGACACGCGGACCACGATGTGGCAGACTTCGGTACGGATTGTAACGACCGGCGTTCTGATGTTTATCGCCGCTGCGATCTGGATGTCGTTCAAAGACAAGGTGGGACAGTAAGATGAATCGTGCTAATATGGCCAAGCAAATCACGGAGGTTCCGATGAAGAAGTCTATGGGTATGAAGATGGGCGGCAAAGTTATGGCCGGCTACAAAAAGGGTGGCAAGGTCAAGATGGCCAAGGGCGGCAGTGTGGACCAGTCGATGTGCAGCCCCCGCAAGCAGATGGCAATGGGGAAGATGAAGTAATGGCTAAACCTCCCGGTCTATACGCTAACATCGCCGCCAAGAAGAAGCGCATTGCTTCTGGCTCCAAAGAAAAGATGAGGAAGCCCGGCTCCAAGGGCGCGCCTACGGATAAGGCGTTCCGCGAGTCGGCCAAAACGGCGAAGAAGAAGAAATGACCACATCAGGTACGAGAACCTTCAACCTCGATGTCGCAGAAGTCATCGAG